ATCGCGACCCCGACGGCGAAGCAGTTCGCGCCGTACGTGGTCCTCACCTGAGAAGGGGACTGAACCATGCCACTGAGCAGCAGCCTGGGCGTGTCCCTGAGCAGCACCCTCAGCAACGCGCTCGACCTGGCTACCGCGCGGGTGCCGCTGGCCTACAGCAAGAGCCTCGATCTGTCCTCCGGGACGGGCGCCAATCAGGCAGACAAGATCTTCAGCGACACCCGCACCCTCGCGGCGTCCGCCACCGAAGACCTCGACCTGGCGGGCGTCCTGGTCGACGCGCTCGGCAGCACGCTGACGTTCGCCCGGATCAAGGGTCTGCTGATCTGCCCGGCCGCCGCGAACACGAACAGCCTCATCGTCGGCAACGCGGCGAGCAACGGGTTCATCTCGTGGGTGGGCGGTGCCACGCACACGGTCACCGTCCGGCCGGGCGGCCTGTTCGCGCTGTTCGCCCCGGACGCCACCGCGTACGCGGTCACGGCCGCTACGGCGGACCTGCTGCACATCGCCAACGGCGGGGCCGGCACGTCGGTCACGTACGACATCGTCATCATCGGCGCCTCGGCGTAAGGGAGGGGTGCTGCCCGATGGCGAGGATCTACGCGACATCGTCGGAGTACGTCACGTACACCGGGCAGGCCGCCCCGTCCGGCATCGACCAGCTGCTCGCCGAAGCGTCCCGGTTCCTGGAGTCCCGGGCGTTCCGGCTGTGCTGGTACTACGCGGACGCCGGCACGGGCATGCCGACCAGCGCCGTTGTGCTGGGCGCGTTCCGCGATGCGGTGTGCGCTCAGGTCAAGTGGTGGCGTGATGTGGGCGATTCGACGGGGGCGGCTGGCGTCGGCTGGGGCTCGGTCGAGATCGGCTCCGTCAAGCTCTCTCGGTCGGTGACGGCCGTCAGTGGCGATGCGTCACCGGCCCGTCAGGTCGCCCCGCAGGCGATGGATGCGCTCATGAATCCGGACTTGACGCCGGACATCTTCGAGCTGGGGGCGGTGGCGTAGTGGACCTCCCCGGCTGGCTCCTTCAGCACGAGGTTACGGTCGAGCCGTACGGGGGCGCGGGCGCGTACGGCGCCAGGTACGGGACGGCCGTTGCCGTGCCGTGCTTCCTCGACGAGAAGACCCGCATGGTCCGGGCGCCGAGCGGCGAGCAGGTCACCAGCAGCTCGACCGTCTATGCCGCGCTCGACACCGTGTGTCCGGCCCAGAGTCGGGTCACCCTCGCCGATGGCCGTCAGACGACCGTCATCGCCGCGCTCCGCCGCGACGGCGGCACCCTCGGCACCCCCAACCACCTCGAAGTACAGCTCGTGTAGGGGGCCTCCATGCCGCAGTACACCCGCTTCGAGTTCTCCGGCCACCGCCAGTGGACCACCCGAGGCCGGCGCCTCGCCTCCGAGGGGCTGCGGCGCGGCCTGGAGCACGTCCTCGCCGAGTCACGCAAGGAAGTCCCGCTCGACGAGGGGACGCTGGAGCGGTCGAGCTGGGTCGACGTGGACGGCCTGGAGGGCGCCGTCTCGTACGACACCGTCTACGCGGTCCGCCAGCATGAAGAACTCGACTGGCGGCACCTCCCCGGGCGCAAGGCGAAGTACCTCGAAGACCCCATGATCCGGGAACGGGCCACTGTGCTCCGGTTGATGGCGGTCGGCCTGCGGAGGTGGCTGCGTGGCTGACCTCCTCGACGGCCTCGCCCGGTGGCTGGACGCCGCTGGTCTGGCCGCGTACGACACCACCGGGACGGTCGGGGACCTCTTCATCGAGACCATGCCCGCCACGCCGGACGAGGCCATCGCGCTGACGCTGTACGGCGGGCCCGAGCCCGACTCGAAGTTGGGCTACGACGAGCCGAGCTTGCAGGTGCGCGGGCGCGGGGGCGCGGACCCGCGCGTGTCCCGCAGGCGCGTTGAGGCCATCCGCAACGAGCTGCACGGCCTCGGCCCGGTCACCCTGCCCGACGGCACGCTGCTGCTGTCCTGCATCTCCATCCAGGCCGTGCCCGCCTCCATGGGCGTCGACAGCACCGGCCGTCACGAGCACGTGTGCAACTTCCGCTTGGAAGTGCGGTCCCTGACCAAGCACCGCCAGTGAGCCCCCTGATCACCCAGCCCGCCGAAGCGGGCCTTTTGGCATACCTGAGGAGCACCATGTCCGCCCAGAAGTACAACGCCCGCGACTGCATTTTCCAAGCCGAGGACCCGGACAACTCGGGTACCTGGGTGGAGATTCTCGGGATCGAGTCCTTCACCAAGAGCCACGACGAAGAGGTCACGGCGACCACCGACTTCAAGAGCCAGGGTCAGGCCGAGTCCCAGAAGATGGAGAACTCCAAGAGCCTCCAGCTGGAAGGCAAGCGCTTCAAGGACCCGACGACGGGCGCGGGTGACGCGGGGCAGGCCCTCGTCGAGACGCTGTCCGAGCGCCTCGGCAACGCCTCGCTGGGCCGCGTGCGGTTCGCGGCGCCGGGTGACACTACCTGGGAGGTGTGGACCGCCCACGTGAACCTGGGTGACCAGGGCGGCGGCAACAACGACAAGGTGTCGTGGTCCTGCACGTTCACCCGCTCCGGCGCGGCCACCACGGCGGCCCGCTCATGACCGCCCGCAAGAGCACCGAGTCCGAGTCGTTCGACGCGTTCTGGGCTGAGGTGCGCGGCCGGAAGACGACCACCATCTGCGGCGTCACCGTGGCCGTGCCCAACGACATCCCGTTCGGCTTCCGCGAACGCATGGACGACCTCAGGGACTCCGAGAGCCAGGAGGACGCCTCGGAGCTGGTCGCGATGTTCTTCGGCGACGGCGTCATGCAGCAGTGGCAGGCGGCTGGGATCGGCTACTACCAGCTGCTGACCATCCTCACCTGGGGCATGGCGCAGGCCACCGGCCAGGACATGTCGTTCGCCGAGGCGTACGAGGCCGTGACCAGCGCGGACATCGGGGGAAAAGCCCCGAACCGGGCCGCGAGGAGAGCCGCACCGAAAGAGCGGTCCGCCGCTGGTGGTGGGCCGTCGAAGCGGACTTCCAGCGCGAGTACCACCTCGGGCCGCAAGACATCGCGCGCCTGACGACCCGCCGCTTCTGGAACCTCCTCAACGGCCTCTCCGCCAAGGCGATATTCCGCGCGGTCGCCGGTGACGAGCTGCTCATCGTCGATGACCCCGACCAGATCCGGGCCGCCCTGCGGTCCTGACCAAGCACCGGACGGGGGCGGGCACGATGGCGCTCACGATCGGCCGCCTGGTCGGCTTCATCGACGCCGACGACCGAGGCATGCGGCGCGGCCTGACCGACGCCGAACTCCGGATGCGCGGCCTCCAGCGCCACATGGACGGCCGCCTCCGCGACCTGCGCGGCAGGTTCGTCTCCGAGTCCGAGGCGATGGGCCGGGCCCTGGGCGACCGCATCGGCGGCGGCGGGGACCGGGCCAACCTCTCGCTCGGTCGGATCGTCAAGCAAGCTGCTGGCCTGGCCGGTGTGGCGGGCAAGGTCGGGATGATCGCGGCCAAGATCGGCGGCGCCGTACCTCTGGCGGCCGGCCTCGCGGCGGCGCTGGCGGACATCCTCCCCGCGGCTGGGATCGCCGCCACCGGTGTCCTCGCGGTCGTCTCGGCGACAGCCGCACTGAAGATCGGTATGTCGGGCGTTAGTGACGCGATCACGGCGGCATTCGACCCGAAGAAGGCGAAGCTCCTCGATGACGCGCTGAAGCGGCTCAGTCCGAACGCCCGCGCCTTCGTCGTCGCGCTGTCCGGCCTCAAGCCCCAGCTCGACGCCATCAAGCGGACCGTCCAGGACCAGCTGTTCCAGGGCCTCGACGATCAGCTGAAGACCACCGCCACGAGCACCCTGCCGGTCTTCCAACAGCAGCTACAGCTTTCCGCCGGCGCCCTCAACCTCATGGCCCGTGGGGTCGCGGACGCGGCACGCGACCTCGCCGACTCCGGCACCCTCGGCGAGGCGCTGTCGTCCGCGAACGCGGGCCTGGTCAACCTGTCCGGGGCTCCGGGCCTGGTGGTGCAGGCGCTCGGTCAGATCGGCGCGGCTGCTGGCCCGTCCTTCGACCGGCTCACGGCCGCCGGCGGGGACGCGCTCGACAGGCTGTCCGGCAAGCTCGACAAGGCCTTCAAGTCCGGGGCGCTCCAGGACGCGATCGAGACCGCCATTGGTCTCGTCGGCGACCTGGTCGATGTCGCGGGGAACGTCGGCAGCATCCTGGCCGACGTCTTCAAGGCCGCGCAGGTGTCCGGCGGGGGCTTCATCGGCACCCTCAAGACCGTCTCGGGCGCCCTGGCCGACGTCTTCGGCAACCCCGGCGTGCAGGCCGGGTTGCAGGCGCTGTTCGGCACGATGGCCCAGCTCGCGACGACCGTGGCGCCGCTACTGGCCGAGGCCGTGACGCAGCTGGGTCCGGTGCTGGACGCCCTCGGCGCGCCGGTGCAGGTCCTGATCGGCGCCCTGGGCGACGCCCTGGAGCCGATCATCAAGGCACTGGGGCCGGTACTCGTCGACGCGGCGGCGGCGATCGGCCAGCTGGTCGTATCGGCCGCGCCGCTGCTGCCGGTCATCGGCAAGCTCGTGGCCTCCCTGCTACCGCCCCTGAGCCCGCTCCTGGACACCCTCGCCGGGGTCTTCCTCCAGCTGGAGCCGGTGGTCCAACAGGTCGCGGACGCCCTCGGGACCGGCGGTCTCCAGCCGGTGATCACCGGACTGGGCGACATCCTCAGCCAGTTCGTCACGTCGTATGCGGCGATGTTCCTGGACGTCCTGGAGCAGCTGCTCCCGGTCATCCCGCAGCTGGTCCCCGTGGTCCTGCAACTGGCCTCGTCCTTGGGCGAGATCCTGTCCGCGCTGGCCCCGCTGCTGCCGCAGATCACGATGCTCGGCACGCAGATGGTCACTCAGCTGCTGCCCGCGATCATTCCGCTGATCCCGCCACTCCTCCAGTTCGCGACAGTCCTGCTGCGGATCGCCACGCGGGTGATCACAGGCGTGGTCATCCCCGCGCTCTCCGGCCTGGTCGGCTTCCTGGCAGGCCTGCGGGGCAAGCTGTCGCCCGCGATCGACGCCGTAACGTGGCTGACCAAGGGCATCGCCCACGTCTTCGAGTGGCTCTACGACCACCTCGTCGGGCACAGCGTCATCCCCGACCTGGTCCGCGAGATCGTCCGCTGGTTCGCCAGCCTCCCAGGCAAGGCCGCCGCCGCGCTGGCGTCGCTGGGCTCGAAGATCTCCGGCAAGGCGCGCGAGGCCGGGGCCGCGCTGGTGCGCGTGGTGCGGGAGAAGCTGTCCGACACGGTCACCTGGCTCAAGGGCCTCCCGAAGCGGGCACAGTCCGCGCTCGGGGGCCTCGGTAGCACCCTGGTGGCCGCCGGGCGGTCGCTGATCTCCGGCCTCATCAAGGGCATCACCTCCAAGATCAGCTCGGTGAAGTCGACGCTTACCGGCCTCACCGACAAGATCAAGGAATGGAAGGGGCCCGCCAAGAAGGACGCCTCGCTGCTGACCCCGGCGGGCAAGCTGCTCATCAAGGGCCTCATCGCGGGCATCGACGCGAGCACGGCCTCGCTCAAGTCCAAGCTGGCCCGGGTCACGGCACTCATCGAGCGCGCCATGACCATCAACAAGTCCAACTCGCACAAGGTGTCCGGGCTGTCCGCCTTGGCCAGCCTGGTCGACAAAGACAACAAGGTGCTCCTCAAGCTGGCCGCAGCCCGGGACACGGTGGCCGCGAAGCTGAAGACCGCTCAGGCCAAGCTCGACGACCTGAAGAAGGCGTTCGCATCCGAGGCGGCATCGGTCAGCGCCACGATCATGGACAGCTTCGACATCACCCGGGGCGGCGCCTCGACCAACACCGTCGACGCCATCACCGTCAGCCTCCAACGCGCGCTCAACCAGGCGAAGACCTTCGCGGCGAACCTGGCCGCACTGAAGAAGAAGGGCCTCAGCTCCGACCTGATTCAGCAGATCGGTGAGGAGGGTGTGTCGGGCGGGGGCGCGACGGCGCAGGCGCTCGCGGGCGCGAATGCCTGGCAAATCCTGAAGGTCAACACCCTTCAGAAGCAGCTCAAGAAGGTGGCCGACAAGACCGGCACCACGGTGGCCAGCTCCATGTACTCCTCCGGCATCCAGGCCGCTCAGGGCATCGTCGACGGCCTGAAGAAGAAGGAGAAGGACATCACCGACGCCATGACGAAGATCGCTAAGGCCATCGTCAAGGCGCTCAAGAAAGAGTTGGACATGCACTCGCCGTCGAGGAAGTTGCACAAGCTGTCCTCGCTGGCCGCGCAGGGCATGGCCAACGGCTTCGACGCGATGCGCGGCAAGGTCGCCTCGGCCGCCGGCAGGACTGCTCAGGCCGCCCTCGACGCGGCGGGGGCCGCGTCCTCCGCCTTCAGCCCCGCCGCGCCTGCCTTCGCGGGGGCCGCCGGGGCAGGGACGGGCCGTACGGGCAACAACTACAGCACCACCAACGTGTACAACCTCCAGCACCGAGCAATCACCGTGCAGGAGCTAGGGGTGCTCCAGCGCCGCCAGGACGCCGCAGCGCGGGTGGGGAGGCCACGGTAGATGCCCATCATCACCCCGGCCACAGTGGTCGAGCAGCCGACGACCGACCTGCCGGAGATCGGCTCCGCCAGCGCCACCTACTACGACCCGGTAGGTGGCGTCTGGCCGCTCACGGACCGGCCGCGCGGATTCTTCACCCTCGCCGAGGGCGTGTCCGGGCTGGGGGCCGCACCGATCGCGCTCACGACGGACGACTACCCGCGCGGCGGCTCCCGCCTGCGGCACGTCCAGCCGCTGAGCCGGTCGATCGTGTGGCCCCTGCACGTCTGGGGCGACACGCACACCGAGTTCATCACGCGATGGCGCGCGCTCGCGAGGGCGTTCACGCGCACCTCGCGGGATGGGCCGGGGACGCTGGAGATCGCCCGCCCGGATGGCACCAGCCGCCAGATCTCCGTGCACTATCAGGAGGGTTTCGAGGGTCAGGGGCGGTCGACGACGGGCCGGATCTGGGACGTCGCTGTCCTCACGCTGTACTGCGAGGACCCGTACTGGGTCGACCCGGTGGCACGGATGGTGCACCGCTCCTACGACGATGGCGTGGACTTCCTCGACCCGTTCCCGTCCGTCTCCTCCTCCCAAGTGTTGGGGGCGACCACGGTCACCAATCCCGGCGACGTCGTCGTCTGGCCGGAGTGGACCATCACCGGCCCCGCCAGCCTGGTGACGTTCACCCGCGACGACACCGGAGAGGAGTTCGTCCTCGACCCGGACGCGACCGCGATCGGCCACGGCGCCCTGCTCGCCGGAGAGCAGGTCACCATCACCACCGACCCGCCCAGGGTGCGCTACGAGGACGGCTCCAACTGGGTCGGAGGCCTCAACTGGCCCGGCGCCGTGCTGTGGGGGTTGGCCCCGGGGGACAACGGCGTCTCCTTCCAGCTCGACGGCTCGTCGACGGGCTCGGCCGTGGACATGACGTTCCATCCCCGCTACGAGACTGCCTGAGGGAGCCATGGCTATCCAGCTCCTCATCACCGACCAGGCCCTCACCGTCCAAGGCGACCCGCTCTCGAACTGGACCTCGTTGGACTGCACTCTGAAGTTCAACGAGCCCGCCTCCGGATCGGTGGACCTGCCTGCCACGCCCGACGTCATGGCCCAACTCCAGCCCGGCAACCGCCTCGTCGTCATCCGCGACGGCGACGTCTGGTGCGCCGGCCCCCTGGAGATCCCGCAGGACTACTCATGGGCGGTCACCGGCGACAACGCCCCACCCGGCCGCGTCACCGCCAACTTCAGCGACGACCTGGCCGTGGTCGCCGGATACCTCACCTGGCCCGACCCCGCCTCCGTGTGGGCGTCCCAGCCGGAGACCTCCCGCCAGATCCTCACGACCAACGGCGAGACGATCCTGCGGACGCTGGTCAACGAGAACTGTGGGCCCGGCGCGATCACCGCCCGGCGCATCCCCGGCTTCGCGCTCGCCACGGCCGCCGGCGTCGGGACCACCACGAGCGTCAACACGCGTCTGGAGGCACTGCTCACGGCCTGCCGCAGGGTCGCCATCGACGCCGGCGGCCTCGGCTTCCGCACCCGCCAGACCAGCAGCGGCAGCGGCATCGAGTTCGAGGTGTACGAGCCCGCCGACCTGACCGCGAGCGCCCGCTTCTCCGCAGGCCTGGGCAACCTCCGCTCCCTCACCTACAAGCAGTCCGCGCCCACCGTCACGCACGCACTGGTCACGGGCACGGACGCGGCAGTGCCCCGCGCGTACGTCGAGGTCGCCGACACCGCCGCCGCATCCACCTGGTGGCGCGTAGAGCAGCTGGTCGACGCCTCCGCCGACGACGACCTCGCCGGAGAGCTGACACAGGAGGGCACGTCAGCGCTGGCGAGCGGCGCCGCCCCGGTCGAGCTGGCCACGGTCACCGTCGACACCGACGACCTGCGCGCCGGCGTCGACTACGGCCTCGGCGACAAGGTCACCATCGAGCTGCCCACCGGCCTGGAAGTCGCGGACCTGGTCCGCTCCATCAACCTGACCGCGACCCCGACCGGGGGCGAGTACGTCACCTCGGTGGTCGGCTCCCCCGACGCGACGACGGACACCGCCACGGTGCGCCTGATCCGAGACCTCGGCCGCCGTCTCGGCCGCCTGGAAGCGAGGTAAGCATGGCTCAGGATTCCTGGCCGTCACCCACCCACAACGCGCGCGCGGTCACCGACTCGGAGTACGAGCGGATCAGCGTCCGCTACTCCGGCGATGGCGTGTACGGCGACCCCACCGACTCGGCGAACATCGTGGCCGGCACCGGCCTCCAGGTCACCGTCAAGTCCGAGCGCTCGGGCAATGTGCGCGGCTTCAACTGGTACTCGGGGACCTCCGACACGACCCTGTCGATCTCCTCCAACACCTCCGGCAGTACCCGCATTGACCGGGTGGTGCTGCGCCTGGACCGCTCAACGTGGGACGTACGGGCCGTCGTACGGACCGGCACGCCGGGAGCGGGCGCGCCCGCCTTGCAGCAGGACACCGGCACCACCGGCCTCTACGAGATCCCCCTCGCGCAGGTCACCGTCATCAACAACGCCACCAGCGTCACGGTGGCGCGCGAAGAGCTTTACGTCGGCCATCGGATCCGGCCCTGCACCTCGACGACCAGGCCGCTCAGCCCGAGGCGCGGCGAGATCGGCTACGAGACGGACACCGGTAAGTGGATCGGCTGGAACGGCACGTCCTGGGTCGTGCTCCGCTACGACACCGGGCAGCTCACCATCTCGGCCGGCTACTCGGTGTGGACCCAGCCCAACGCCAACATCGGCAGGCGGCAAGGCGACCAGGTGTGGCTGCGCGTGTGGGTGCAGCGCAACACCTCGACGTTCCAGGCCAGCGACTCGGACGGCTCGAAGATCGGCGTGCTGCCGAGCGCGCTGATCCCCTCATACAACCAGTACTTCGCCGCGAAGTTCAGCGGCTCCGGCGGTAACGCGCGCGTTGAGGTCCGTACCGACGGCGAGATCTGGGTTACCGAGAACGACAGCGACGTCCCTGTGGGCGGGTCCTTGCAGCTGACCATGACCTACGCCGTCTGACAGGAGTGCAATGACCCGGCATCGGTTCGGCGGCAGCGCCGACTACGTCATCTCCCTCGGCACCAGCAACGTGGCCACTCTCCAGCCCAGCACCACGGTGACCTGCTGGAACGCCGCGTCTGGGGGAACGCAGTACACCGACCTGACCCAGACCGACGGCTCCACGGCTCTGCCCACCCTCACCACGGACGCCACCGGCGCGGTGCCGGAGTTCTACGGGCCGGACGGCGTGCGCAGCCTCTACCTGGACGCCAACGGCGGCTCAGGCCCCCGCAGGCGGACGCTGGCGACGGACATCGGCGAGGACCTGACCACGGCCGAGACCGCGTACGTGCCCAAGAGCACCGTGACGTCGGTCGGGGATCTGATCGTCGGCTCGGGCTCGGGCACGGTCACCCGGCTCGGCACGGGACAGAGTGGGCAGCTGCTCATCGCCGATCCCCTCGTCGCCACGCGGGCCCGCTGGAGCCCCGCGTGGCGGCGCCGCGACCTGCCGGATCCGCTGCTGGCCGACACGATCTCCTCCGAGATCCCGACGGTCACGATCACCCAGCAGTCGACATCGACGATCTCCGGGGCGCAGGCCCTGATCGGGCCGTCCGACAGCCGGTTCTCCTACCTCGGCGCCGGGAGCTTCCAGTTCGGCAGCGGCACCCCCGACAGCAGCTACTACTGGTCGACGTCGAGGTACCCGAACACTGTCGCCTCCGGCCAGTTCAACTACAGCGTCGAGTTCGGCACGGACGCGAGCGTCTTCGAGCTGAAGCTGAAGTACCAGTCGTCGACGGCCTCGGCGTACCGGCTCACGGTCAACGGCCGCAAGGTCACTGACAATCCCGTGGCCTTCACCTCGACCACCGTGGGCAACTCCCAAGTGCTCAAGCTGGACTTCGGCAGCGCGGCCCACCGCCAGATCAGGATCGACCTGGCGACCCTGCCGTTCGGCGGCATCTTCCTCCCGGCGGCGGCCACGATCTGGCGCATCCCCTCGCGCGGCGGACGGCTCGGCGTCCTCGGGGACTCCATCACCGACGGCTCGACGTACAACGTCGGCGGAGGGATCGGCACCTGGCTCTACCGGGCCGCGCGGCGGTTGGGCGTCACCGACGTCTGGGACCAGTCCAGGGGCGGCACCGGCTACGTCACCGCAGGCTCGTACGCGACGCTCGCCAACCGTGTCGCCCTGGACATCACGCCGTACAGCTTCGATCGGCTGATCGTCTTCGCTGGCTACAACGACAACGCCACGGACCAAACAGCCCTGGGCGTCGCCGCAGCCTCGCTCTACACCACGCTCCTGGCGCTCTCCCCGGCGCCGGAGATCACGGTCATCGGCTGCTGGTCACCGACCGGCTCGCCGGGCGCCAGCATCACGAACACCGACGCGACCCTCAAGACCGCCGCCACGGCGGCCGGAATCCCCTTCATCAGCCCCATCACGGGGGCCGTCTACAACGGGGCCGGGACGCTGCTGGAGACCCAGGGCGCGTGGATCACCACCGCCAACGCGTCCACGTACGTCAACACGACCGACAACGTGCACCCCAACGACGCCGGCCACGCCTACCTGGCCCGCCGGATCACCGCCGCCCTCGCGGCGCTCATGCCCGCCTGACGCTCCCCGCCCCACCACCCGCCCTGAGCCCGTCGGCCGGGGCGTTTTTCATGCCCTGGAGGACTCATGAGCACGAAGACCGGCCCGCAGAAGTACCCGGGCGCCTCCCTGCATTACTGGTACCAGGACGACTACCCGGGCGACGCCATGGAGGTCAACGTCGTCGTCCTGCACACCACCGAAGGCACCGGCATCCCCGCCTACAGCGGCGGCGCCGTAGCGCCCAACCTGACCGCGCAGCCCGACATCGCCAGCCAGAAGCTCAGCTGGTACCAGCACTACGACTTCGACGTGTCGTCGCGGGCCCTGGTCAACCTCGCCGGCGGCGTCGAGACCAACACCAACAACGTCGTCCAGGTCGAGCTGATCGGCACCTGCGACCCCAAGCACAAGACGTCGTGGGGCAAGCTCAAGGCGGGCGTCGACTACATCTACTGGCCCGACGCCCCTGACTGGGCCCTGCGCGAGCTGGCCGAGTTCCTCGCCTGGGCGCACGAGAAGCACGGTGTGCCGCTGTCCGGCCCGGCCGTGTGGAAGCCGTACCCGGACTCGTACGGCAAGGACAACGGCGTCCGCTTCTCCAGCGACCACTGGAACGACTTCCGGGGCGTGTGCGGCCACCAGCACGTGACGGAGAACCTCCATGGCGACCCGGGCGCGCTCGACTTCGACAAGCTGATCGGTTTCGCGAAGGAGTTGGCCGGCACGCCTGCGGCGGCCCCGAAGAAGCCCATCGTCGACCTGTCGAACTCGGCCCGCGCCTTCGAGGACTACCCCCACCACCGGGCCGTCGGCTCCGTGAAGACCGTCCAGAAGGCGCTGACCGCCGAGGACCTGTACTCGGGAGCCATCGACGGCATCGCCGGGCCGAAGAGCCGGGCGGCGTACGCGAAGTGGCAGCGCCGCTGCGGCTACACCAGCCCGGCCGCCGCCGACGGCATCCCCGGCCACGCCACACTCACCCGCCTGGGCAAGGCCCGCGGCTTCACCGTGAAGGACTGACCGCCATGAAGGACTCCACTCGCCGTACGATCCGCACCGTCGTCCAGACCGGACTGTCGGCCGCCGGCGCGCTGCCGCTCATCGTCCAGGCCTCCGGGGTACCGCAGACCACGGCCGGAGTCGGCGTGCTCCTCGCCGTGGCTGCTGGACTGACGCGCGTGATGGCGCTTCCGGCGGTGGACTCGCTGCTGCCCGCCTGGCTGCGCAAGGACGCCGGGTGACGCCGCCTGAGTCGTCCGTCAACGTCGCCCTGGAGCTGGAGCGGTTGAGGGGCGCGGTCGATACGGGGTTTGCCACGCTCAACGGTCGGCTCGACGTGACTCTCCAGCGAACGGACCAGGCGGAGAAGGACATAGCCGCGCTGGAGGTGAGGGTGACGGCGCTGGAGCGTGGCCGGTGGCCCTTGCCGACGATCGGCGCCTTGTCCGGTCTGGCGGGCGCGGTGGCTGCCGCCTACGCCCTACTCCAGCACTGATCCCGCAGCACGACGCCCCCGTCTGGCCTTCGGGCCGGGCGGGGGCATTTCGTCGTGCCTGCTACTTGCCCAGGCGGTAGAACGGCTTGTCGTCGCGAGGTTGGACCCCGAGCGCCTCGTAGAACGCGAGGGCGCGGGGGTTGTCCGCGTCGGCGGTCCACTCGATGCGCGAGCAGCCGGCCTCCGCTGCCGCCTGCTGCAACGCGGCCATGAGCGCACCTGCGACCCCTCGCCTGCGAGCCGTCTCCCGTACGTACAGCTCCTTGAGGAAGAGGCTGGTCTCCGCTCCGGCCGCCGGCCAGAGGAACGAGTACGACGCCAGGCCGAGGACCTGGTCCCCGTCGCGGGCGAGTAGCAAGATGGCGACGGGTCGCTCACCGAAGAGTGCGGCGTAGATCTGGTCGACGTCGCCGGGGGCGTTCTCGCCGCCGTAGTACTCCTCGATCTCGCCGAGCATGTCGGAGATCACGCCCACGTCCGCAGCGGTCGCCTCGTCGATCGTCACCATCAGTTCCCCTCCCCAGGGGGCAGCGCCAGGACCTCGCGCAGCACCCTCACCTCTGCCAGTTCCTGCTGTGCTCGCGGCACCCTAGCCGCCAGCTCCTCCGCACGGTAGATGATCAGCGCGCTGCGATGCTGAGCGGGCAGCTCGACGATCGTCTGGGTGGCGTGGTGCGCGGCGGCGGCCGGGTCGCCGTCGAGGGCGAGGCATATGGCCTGGTCGAGGCCGATCAGCGCACGGTCGGTACGGTCCTCGACCGGGTACAACTCCAGCGCACGGGCGTGCTCGTCGCGGGCCCGGTCGGTATCGGCGAGGTGAGTCCAGGCGTTGCCGGCATGGAACCGCAGCTGGCTCTCGCTGTATCCGAAGGCGCTGCCGATGCGCTGCTCTGGGTCGAGTCGGTCGAGCGCAATCTCCGCGCGCATCAGGGCCTGCGCCGTCTCGTCGCCCCGCTGGAGGGCGGCCTGCGCGCGGGCCTCCAACGGAGCGGCGAGGGCGTCGCCGACGCAGGGCAAGCCTCCGGCAAGCTGCTGCGCACGTACCGCCAGCTCGACGGCGCCGTCCATGTCTCCGCTGTAGTAGGCCTGATAGGACTCCTGCGCGTAGATCCAGGACAGCGTGGCGCGGTCGTCGGCGGCCGCCGCAGCAGCCCTGCCCGTACGCCACCAGGACCGCGAGGACGGATCGCCGAGCTTGAGCAGGGTCAGGGCCATCAGGCCGGCCATCTGAGCGGCGGCGACCGTGAGCGCGCGGCGTACCGGGGCGGGGTGGCGCCCCGTCAGCAGCAGCCGCAGGTCGGAGAAGTCGGCGACTAGTTCAGGCAACAGCTCGCCCTCGGGGCGGTAGCGGGTGGCGCGGCCGTGTCGTGCGACCGTGTACGCCCACTCCTCCAGGGTGGCGTCGGTCATCGGCCCGGCCGCCAGAGCCTCATGGAGCCCGCGCTGTAAGGCCGCCGCCTGTTCCAGCGGCGACGAGCCCGGCGGGAGCGAGGCCAGCGCCTCCAACTCGCCGCCGGCGTCCAGCGCGCGGTCGAGCGCCGAGGCGACCTCGGGGGTCGCGTTCCGCTGGCCGCGTTCCAGGTCGCTGACGTAGCTCTTGCTGACGCTGGCGAGCTGGGCGACGTCGCGTACGGAGCGGCTGCCGCGCAGTCGCCGTAAGGCCTGGCCGAAGGTCTCCATGGCGCCTCTGTCCGCCGTGTCCGCTGGGCTGCGGACGCCAGCGGACACTGATGTCCTGTGCCCACGCGTCCACACCAGTAACGCTACTAGCAAGAGCAGATCACGGTAGGTGACTGGGAGAATCGCGTGAGCACGAACGTAGGGGCAGAGACCGAACCCCCGGGTGAGGGGACGCTCGTCGTCCTGTACGCATGTACCGTCCGCAACGGTGATGCGAACCGGATCTTCCGCGAGCTGCGGGAGTACGCCGAGCGTCAGGGCTGGACCCCTGTGGCGGAGCTCGCCGACTTCAACGGCGCCGCCCCCGAGCGCGAACGCCCGAAGTTCCTGGAGGCCAAGCGTCTCATCAAGTCCGGAGAGGCCCAGGGGCTGGTCACGCGCTACCCTGCAATGGCCGCCTACCACCCCCAGGAGCAGCGCGACCTGGAGGCCTGGCTCACGGGACTCGGCGCGTTCATGAGGGTCACATGGCGGCCGAGCGGCGTGGTGAAGTCGGCATGAGCGCCGCCAGCGTCGTCCCCCTTCGGGGCGCTGGGCTCTGCGGCCGGTGCGGCGAGTACACACCGGACGGGCGCGTCTACGTCATCGAGCAGGGGTCCGCGTTCGGACCCCGGGTCATCCGTTGCTCGGACCTAGCCGCCTGCCGTCCCGCACCGCAGCGGAACCGGCGGATACGCCACTGAGCTGGGCCGTCGTCACGTCGACCGGCGGCCCTGGTTCGCCCGCCTGCCGTAGTCCCACCCCCCGAACGGCAGGCGGGCGGCACCTACTCCCGCACCAGGTCCGCGAGCGGCACCCGGAGCTTGTCTGCGATGAGGAGCATGTGGTCCATCAGAGGTGAGTGGGTGCCGTTCTCGATCCGGTTGACGGTCTTCCGGTCCAGGCCGACGGCTTCCCCGAGTTGCTCTTGGGTGAGCTTGAGGGCGTTGCGGGCGTCGCGGACACGTCCTCCGATGACCCGGCGGCGCGCTAGCACCCATTCGGGAATCGGATCGACTGGCACCCATTGAGGCTCTGGGCGTGAAGATCCAAAGTCAGTACCATCGTTGGTACAGATACTTGATCTTGATGCGGAGGGCTGCGATGCGCCGCCCCTGGCAGGGCCAGTTACGACACCGGTAGCAACTGCATATGCCGCAGGCCCGGGGCGTTCGCCGCCGGGGTTACGATCCCCTGAGCTACTTTCGAACACGCGTTCGCTCGTTCGGGTGAATCCATCCCCGCCGACGGACGCACGCCGGCACCACGGGGACACCCTGGAGCGGCCCGAGAGCGCGTCGGGGACCGGTAGGTGGCTGGCCCCCCTTGCCGGTGCCCGACGCTGAGCCGCCCTCCTCCCGGACGCGGGAGGAGGGCGGTGCTACGTCTACGCCTAGGCCGCTCGGGCACAGCGCTCGACCACCCGTCGCGGATGGGGGAAATGGGAGACGGGTGGGAGATGATCAAGTCGAGCAGCCTAGAAGAGGCTATAGAAAACTCTAGCTCCCTCTAGGGCGACTCTAGGAACTCGCCTGGTCAGAGCGTCCGGATTCCTGGGTATCGCTGCTGGCAGCCGCGTTGACCTGCTCCTCCGCCGGCTGCTCAAAGTCGATCTTGCGGAACTGCTTGTTCATGTTCTTCATCAGGACTCTTCGAAGATCGGAACCCTGCTGAACTGCTGCGATGGTATCAACCGCTGATCATCTGGGAGAGGAATGGGAAAAGGCGGCGTCCACCACGGCCCAGAAGCCCAGAAATCGACCCACCGCTCTTGCAGATAATCGACGATACGCCGCTCCATCGCCGGCGTGACGTAGCTGTACGTGCCCTCGACACCCGGCAGCTCGTGCCCCATGCGACCCTCGATCGCGACGCGCGGGATATTGCCCGGCTCGTCCAGGACCTCCTTGTGCCAGTGCCGCAGCCGGTAGATGTCGTGACCGTCCATGGCCTCGACCGGGAGGAGCATCGGCCGCTCATAACCGCGGCGTGCACTCCGCTCCGGCGAGCCGTCCCGGATGGGCCGCCAGTAGTCCCGGGCGAACTGGGTGGACAGCAACGACCGGCCCGTCAGAGAGGTGAACACCCACGGCGAATCGTGGGACGCCAGCAGGGCCGTGTGCATCTCGTGCAGGAACGGAGGGATCGCGAGCGTCCGGTAGCTGTCGTACTTGGGGGGCGCGAGCACCGGCCCGCCGCCGACGCGGTACAGCTGATGCTGCACCCGCAGCGCGGGCATCGCCGCATACCGCTCCAACGCCTCCTCGCGGCGCTCACGGTCCGGGTCGGTGGCCGGCCAGTTCGGCGACGCGTACCCGCGCTGGAGGCCGCGCGTCTCGCCCGGCGGCCGCATCCCGGTGAAGGCAATCGTCCAGATGTACGTCCAGCCCGTGAAGCCCCAGACGTGGTACGCGTTGGTGGCGAGGTGGTGCACGACCTCCATCGGCATGGCGCGCTTCTTCACCCGCCGCGTCTTCTTCTTGTACCTGCCGCGCCGGCGGTGCTCGATGATCGGGGACTCGGGCCGCATCTTGTACTTGAGGACGGCGTCCTCCATGAGCATGCGGAACAAGCCGAGGATCTGGGAAGGGTAGGTGCCCTTGTACTTGGCTTTGACCTGCTTCTTCCAGGCGTCGTATTCCAGCGCGGTAATGGCGCCGACAGGCCGCATCTCCCAGTAGGGGACGATGACGGCGTTGAGGATGGACCGGTAAGTCTTTATCGAGTTCGGCAGCAGCTCGTCAGCGGTCTCGAACCATTCCCAACAGTACTTCCCCATAAGGGTGTTGGCGTCGACGCGGCGTATGGCCTTGCCGTGGCGCCGGTCGTGCTCACGGTCGAGGCCGAAGTTATAGGCCTCTTCCTCGTCCTCGAAGGGAATGCCGGGCTCGGGGCCGCTGGCGCTCTCGTATTTCTTCTTGTTCGTCTTGTTGCCTTCGGCATCGAGTATGTACTCGCCGCCCCACCATTTGACGCGGATACTGCCTCCGCGCCGTTCTATGTATGGCATCTGCCATCCCTCGGAGTCATTTGGGGCAGAGCGACAGTTACTTTGCTGTCGCTCTGCCCCACGGTGAGTTGCCGCTGCTCCGAGCTAACACGGCCTGCCTGCCGTCAACTGGCGATACTCAGGCGTACCCATGTTGCTGCCCGGGGTGCAATGGCGTGCTCGAACGCGGCTGCGGCCGGGGCTGTGATGACGTCCGCCGCGAAGATGTAATACACCTCGTCCTCTGTGTCGTTGAGGAGTATTTTGGCGCCATCTGGCAGGTCTGTGCGGCGCAGCACCCGAAAGGTGACAGGGTGCCACTCCACGGCGGGCTCGCTCGTCCGTTCTGCCCATCGCTGAGCCTGTGCGGTGAAAATCTTTTCAATACCGGGAATGCAGGACTTGTCAAAATCATCCGGATGAAACCGGATGACGACGTCCGTGATCCCCTCCTTGTCGTAAACGTCTTCGATACCCACCTGGCCTCGCGGCATAGTGCGGGTGCGTAGGACATGGACGCGCATGGGTGGTCCCCCCATTGCTCCGAGCGGCTGGCCCCCCTCGCTGGTTCGGACATGCAAGCACACTTTTCGGCCACTTGTGGAGAGGTTGTGAGCATCTGACGAGGCGTTTGTTACGGAGTGTTCGAATCTGGTGACTCATCCGCAGAGTCCGCGATGCGCCGCACCTCGCGCTCCGTACGCCTGATGAGCTGCATGTATTGCTTGATCTGCTCAGGTGTGGCGTCGGATGGAACCTTGATCAGCGTGAGTAGCTGTGCATCCGATCCACCTCCCTCCAGGTCATACACTCCACTGTCCAAAATCTGCCCCTCGCGCAGCTCCTCGCGGATCCGCCTCGGCAGGTCCTCCCAGCGGTTGTCATCCGTCGACGACTCGGCCGTCTCCACGGTGACGACGCCACCGTCAACGAGCGGCAGGCCCGTAGCGCCGTCAAGCACAGCCTGGCAGGCGCCGGCAGTCAGACCGAAGGCTCTTTCGACCTTGCCGTAGGTCTCCGCCTGGACCCGCAGGCCGTCTTCGACCCGCATGTAGGTCATGAGGGCGAAGCCGGCCTCCTTGCGGGCCTTGTCCTTGCTCCAGCCCAGCGCGACGCGGCGCTGCGTCACGAGGGCGCCGAGGTGTCGCAAGCGCCTGGTGAGGCGGTCTCCGGTGGGGGCCATGTCGACATCATCGCAGCAACGGCCAGCCACAGCTAGCAACGCCTAGAAACCTCTAGCAACGCGACCCGATCGCGCCCACGTCACACCTTAGGAGACCTTCAGTTTCTAGAGGAAGCTAGAGTTTTCTGTATGTTACTGCTCAGTCCCTCTAGAAACCTCTAGATCTGACTGTTAGTTTTCAGGCATGCACAGACCCCCAACCACCTTCGAGGTGGACGGGGCGGCTATCCGCGAACTCCGCATGTCACGGGGCGAGGACATCGCTGCCCTCGCCGCCCGCGCCGGCATCAGCCGCAGCTACCTCTCGCTGCTGGAGACCGGCAGACGGCGCCACATGCGACCCCCCAAGTACACGGCGCTCCGCACCGCCATGGGCATCGAGCCCGACGACGAACAGCTCCTCGCCCCCACCGAGGACTCAGATCCCGAAGAGGTGACATGACTCCCGCGAAGGCTCCCCCCGCCCCCGTGCTGGAGCACTTCCACACCGTCTCCGAAGCCGCCATACGCCTGGGCCTCCGAAAGAAGGGCGACCCGGGCAAGAAGGGCGAGAAGTGGCTCCGCGACGGAGCCAACCGCCCGGAGGACGGCAGCAAGGGCCCCCGCTTCCCCCACCACCGCCTGGCCGGACAGCTGCTGTTCAGCGATTCCGACCTCGCTGAGATCGCCGAGCTGAACCGCAACGCGCCGCAGGGCCGCACTCGGCACCCGCGAGGCCGCAGGCCGCGCGCCGCGTCCTCGCGCTGACCCCCACACGAATCGGGGCCGCCCGGACGGCCAGGTCCAAGCAGCCCCTCGGCAAACCTCACCCATCTACAAGGAGGCTCACCGTGAGCACCCAGATTACCGAGCAGCACGAGCGCCTGATGGCCGCGCTGTCCGCCGCCGAGCATCTCGTCTCGCTGGCCCCCGTCGCCCCGTATACCGTCGACATCACCCACCACAGCACCTTCCCCGCCGGGACGCTCGGTGTGGAGCTGCACTTCCATCACGCTCCGGCAAGCCTCACCGCGTTCGCGGACACGATGGGCGTCGAGGTCGTCAAATCGCCGCAGGAGTTCGGCGGGGCTGGCTTCATCGAGACCACGGTGTCGGGGGACCTAGACGGTGTGCCGTTCCGGGCGTGGACGCGCATCGCGGCTGTGGCTGTTGTCGAGGTGGCGGCGTGACGGGCTCGTCCCCGGCCCCGACGGATATCGAGCGGGCCGCGATCAAGGAGGGGTACCGCGCGCTGATCCGCGCGAAGTCCCCGACGTCGCACCTGGTGGAGCTGGTGGTGTTCGGGCTCAGCAAGGTCGGGATGCTGGCGTCGCCGGAGACGGCGGCCGTCGCGGCGGTCCAGCGGCGGGTGGGCTACGAGGCAGCCATCGAGGTCATGCGCAGCGAGAAGCTGCCGATGTCCGTCGGCTTGCTGGAAGCCCAGCTGGAGCTGGACAAGCTCGACGGGCTGACGCCCTCGGAGGTCACGGTCTACCGCGCCTCGCACGACTCGATCGTCTTCGGCCTCTACACCACGGCGCAGGCGGCCCGCGAGCACTGCGAGGCCTACGCCCGCCGCGAGCACGTCGGCCCCAGCGAGCTGAAGCTCTGGTGGCGCGAAGACGAGGACACCGTCAACCAGCCCGAGGAGGGCGAGGCCGAACTCATCGAGAGCACGGCCCCCGGCTACGCCCGCCCGACCGGCTACGTCGTGACGCCGCTGACCGTCGCCTCCGCGTACGACCCGGAGGTGGACGAGTAATGGCCCTCATCACCTACGTTCCGAAGAAGTTCAGCGCGGCCAGCCTGGACCTGATCGCGACCGCCGCCAGCATCTGCCGCTCGTACGCCGAGCAGGGCTACGACCTCACGCTGCGCCAGCTGTACTACCAGTTCGTCGCACGCGGCTACCTGGCGAACAAGCAGACCGAGTACAAGCGCCTGGGGAGCATCGTCAACGACGCGCGCCTGGCCGGCCTGCTCGACTGGAACTACATCGTCGACCGCACCCGGAGCCTGCGCGGCCTGTCCCACTGGGACGACCCGGAGTCCATCATCCGGTCCGTCGCGTACGGCTACCGCACCGAGCGTTGGTCCACCCAGCCCTACCGCGTCGAAGTGTGGATCGAGAAAGACGCCCTGGTCGGTGTGATCACCGGGGTCTGCCAGCGCAACGACGTCGACTACTTCTCCTGCCGTGGCTACACCTCCCAGTCCGAACTGTGGGGCGCCGCCCAGCGGCTGAGCCGGTACGAACGCAAGGGCCAGAAGCCGATCATCATCCACCTCGGCGACCACGACCCGTCTGGCGTCGACATGACCCGGGACATCCAGGAGCGCCTGGAGCTGTTCGGCGCGGACGTCGACGTCCGCCGTGTCGCGCTGAACATGGACCAGGTCGAGGAGCACCGGCCACCGCCCAATCCCGCCAAGCTCACCGACTCCCGCGCGGTCGGCTACATCAGCCGGTACGGGCAGAGCAGTTGGGAGCTGGACGCCCTTGAGCCGTCCATGCTCGACCAGCTCATCGAGGACCAGATCTGGGCCTACCGCGACGTCGACCTGTGGGACGAGGCCACCACCGCTATGGAGCGCGAGCGCTCCCTGCTCGAAGCGGTCTCGGCCCGCTGGGACGACGTGGCGCGGCTCGTCGCCGAGGACGGTGAGCGTCCGTGACCGGCACCGAGTCCGCGTACACCGTCATCGCCGCCGTCGCGGTCGCCGTGATGGCGGTGCTCCTGGTCGAGCTGGTCGGCACGCCGCCGCTCCCCAACCCGCTGCCCGCGCTGCTCGGCCTGCTCGCCACGGCCGCCACCTCCGTGTGGGCGTTCGGGCGGGCCGGGCGGATGGCACGCCACGTCACCCACGCCCGCAGCCACCGCAAGATCACTGGGGGAAACCGATGAACGGACCGGAGCACTACCGCGAGGCCGAGCAGCTGCTCACGCAGGCTGCCCGCAACTTTCTGCGCGACGGAGAACCCGGCAGCGCACTGGCTGCGGCACAGGTGCACGCGCTGCTCGCGCAGGTCGCCCTCGCCGCCATCTCCATGCCACTCGAAGGACAGGACGACTCGCCGAGCCTCTCGCAGGAGGACTACGACGAGTGGCTGGTCGCCATCGAACTGGAGGGACAGCAGGGCACCGAGCAGCTGACCTGCTCCCAGTGCCCCCGCGAGGTGAGGCCGGGCCGGACGTACTGCTCGACCATCTGCCGGAACCTCGACGACCGCCGCCCGGACACCGACAGCGAGGTGGCCGAATGATGCCCCGCCCGCCGTACTGCGACGGCGACAGCTGCGACTACGACGAGCAGGGCTGGCAGCACGAACCCGGCTGCTCGATCAATGACGTTCTCGGCGACGACGAGGACGTGGTGTGGGACGTCGCGCTGGAGGACGGCGTCGCCCGCCGCCAGCTGCCCGCGAGCGTCCCCGCCCAGACGGATCGGAGGGCCGCATGAGCGCCGCCGACCACCTGCGTGACGCCATCGCCGAGGGCTGCACCCGAGGCGACGAGCACGACCACATCGGCGACTACCGCGACGAGGTGCTGCGCGAGACGGCCGCCGAAATCCACCGCGTCGGCACGGCGAAGGGCTGGTCTGTATGGGCCGCGCCCTTCATCAACCCCGACATCGAGTTCGTGGACGCCGGGATGCCGTCGACCGAGACCATCGTCGCCGAGCTACGGCGCCTGGACCGCGCCGAGGTGCTGCGCGAGGCCGCCAACGTCGTGCGATCCATGGACACCGATCCTTCCACCCAGGCGGCGGCCGACCTGCTGCGCCGCATGGCCGACGAGGCCGGGAAGGACACCCGCAAGGGCGAGTCCACCCAGCTCGCCGGGCAGCAGCTCGCAGGCGCCGTCCTCGACGACGTCACCGACAGCGAGCCCAACCAGCCCCCGCACTGCGCCCGCTGCCACCAGCACTTCGACCCCACCGACACCCGATTCGACGGACACGCCCAGTACAGCGACACGCCGTTCTGCCGCCAGTGCGTCGACCGCTGCCACGAATCCGGCGACGCCTTCCACCAGTGCGCCGTATGCCGCACACCCGCCGAGGGCGGTGGCGCCCGATGACGCGCCCCAAGCTGGCCACCACTAGCCAGAAGGCCGCCGCCAAGAAGGCAAAGCAGGCCTGGAACGGCGGCAAGGTCGGCACCCCCGCCACCCCCAAGGACACCCCGACGCCCGGCCAGTGCGCCAAGACGGGCTGCGGTGACCTCTCCTTCGCCGCCCGCTCGGACCTCGGCCTGGTCCGCATCGAGGTCGACGGCTCCCGCGAACCCGCCCGCTGGTACTGCCCCGGCCCGTGCGCCGGCTACGGCCAGGCCCTCGCCGAGATCCGCGCCATCCCCACCGCAGCGAACGAATAAGGAAGGAGCCTGCGTGATCGCCACCGGCAACGACGAGTACAGCCAGACCCTCGCTGAGCGCATCGGCCAGTTCATCATCGACTCCGACGCCAACAGCGCCCGCAGCCAGCAGACCGCCATCGGCCCCAGCGAGGTCGGCGAAACCTGCGAGCGACAGCTCTCGTACAAGATGCTCGACTGGCCGGAGAGCAACACCAACCGCGACCCCATCGCCGCGATCATCGGCACCGGCTTCCACATGTGGATGGCCGAGAAGTTCGAGGCCCGCAACGTCGACGGCCGGTACCGCATCGAGGAACGCGTCACCGTCCGCGAGGGCTACACCGACGCCGCCACCCTCGCGGGCAGTGCCGACCTCTTCGACCGCCTCACCGCCCTCAACTACGACTGGAAGCTTGTCGGCACCTCCAGCCACGACAAGTACCGGCGCGGCGGCCCCGGCGACAAGTACCGGATCCAGGCTCACCTGTACGGGCTCGGCCAGGAGAACGCCGGCCAGGCCCCGAAGCGCGTCGTCGTCGTCTTCGTAGCCCGCTACCACGAACTGAAGGTCCACGTCTGGTCCGAGCCCTACGACCGGCAGGTGGCCCTTGACGCGCTCGCCCGGCTCGACCGCATCCGCGAGCGGCTCATGGACCTCGACCCCGAGGCCAACCCGGAGCGCTGGCACCAGATCCCCACCCCGGAGAAGCCGAACTGCCGGTTCTGCGCCTTCCTCAAGCCCGGCAGCACGGACCTGACTGCCGGCTGCCCGGGAGGCCAGTCCACGAACGCGGGCGCCTCCCTCCAAGCCCTCATCGCCTGAACCCACAGACCCGCCGCTCAAACGCAGTCGGCGTGAACCAACCAGCAACCAGCAGGAGTAGAAGCAGATGACAACCCCGCAGCAGTACAAGGCCCCCACCGCCGACGACTTCCTCATGGGCGGCGGCGGTGCACCCACCGCCAAGTTCGCGGCGCCCGGAGCGTCCGTCGGCGGCCGCATCACGGAGAAGCCGACCGTCGAGCAGCAGCGCGACATCTCCACCGGCGAGAAGAAGTTCTGGTCGGACGGCAACCCGATGATGCAGCTCGTCGTCACCGTGCAGACCAACGAGCGGGATCCGGAGGTCGAGGACGACGACGGCAAGCGCCGCATCTTCGTCAAGGGCCAGATGAAGCAGGCCGTCGCCGACGCGGTCCGCGCCGTGGGCGGCCGTGGCCTGGAGCCCGGCGGAACGCTCACGGTGACGTACTCCCACGACGGGGAGGTCAAGCAGCGCGGATTCAACCCGCCCAAGCAGTACCGGGCCCAGTACGTCCCGGCTGCCACGGTGGCCCTGCACACCCCGGACCCGGCCACGCAGCCCCAGCAGTACGCCGCACCGCCGCAGCAGTACGCGCCCCCGGCGGCCGCGCCGATCGCCGTTCCCGGCCTGACTCCGGAGCAGCTGGCCGCCGCGCTGGCCAACCCGGCGACCGCCGCGCTGCTCCAGCAGCACCAGGCCGCACAGCCCGCCCCGGCCGGGGACGTCCCGCAGTTCTGATCCCCCCTCCCAGCCCGGCCGCCGCCACAGCCTCCCCGCACGGCGGCGGCCGGCACCACCCGCGACAAGCGCCACAGCAAGGAGAACCAGTTGAGCATCCCGCCGCCGGACACGCTCACCGCAGCGCTGGCGATGAACACCGCCGGATGCTCCGTCGTCTCCGTCCGTGCCGACGGCAGCAAGCACCCCCGGGGCGCCTGGAAGATCTACCAGAGTGAGCGTGCCGACGAGCAGCTGCTCACCCGCTGGTTCGCCGACGGCCACCCCGGCATCGGCGTCGTCACAGGCACCGTCTCCGGCAACCTCGAACTCCTCGAACTCGAAGGCCGCGCCCTCGACGAAGGCATCCTCCAGCAGCTCGCCGAGATCCTCGACGCCTCCGGCCTCGCCGAACTATGGACCCGCATCGCCACCGGCTGGCTCGTACGCTCCCCCTCCGGCGGCCTCCACCTCATGTACCGCGTCACCGGCGCACCCGTACCCGGCAACACCAAACTCGCCTCCCGCCTCGCCCGCGCCGACGAATACACCGACGACGAGCGCCAACTGCTGGAGCGCCACCCGAACAAGAAGATCCTGCGCGGCTGGATCGAGACCCGCGGCGAAGGCGGCTTCTTCGTCACCGCCCCCTCGCACGGCACCGTCCACCCCACCGGCCGCCCCTACGAACTCCTCGCCGGCGGCCCCGCCACGATGGCGGTCGTCAACGCCGACGAGCACCAGGCGCTGCACGACATCGCCCGCATGCTCGACGCCATCCCGGTCGACGAGCCCGCACCAGCCGCGCTGCCCGCCCCCGTGCCGGGCGAGCCGCTCGATGACGCCGCCGTGTTCCTCTTCTCCGGCGACAGCCACGCCGAAGGCGGCCTCAAGCCCGGCGACGACTACGAAGCCCGCACCCCCTGGGCCGACATCCTCCTGCCGCACGGCTGGCAGCTGCTGCGCACCATCGGCCAGACCTCATACTGGCGGCGCCCCGGCAAGACCGACCCCGGCCCCTCAGCCACCACCGGCCGCGCCGCCGACCGCGACCGCCTCTACGTCTTCACCACCTCAACCGAGTTCGACGCCGAGACCCCGTACACCAAGTTCGGCGCCTACGCCCTCCTCAACCACGGCGGGGACCACGCAGCAGCCGCCCGCGAACTGCGCCGCCTCGGATACGGCGAACCCACCCCCGAGCCCGTACGGCACCTCACGGCCGTACCCTCGCCCGCCGCGCCCGTCGACGGCACGGCCGCCCTCAACGTCCACGAACACCCCACCGCCCAGCAGGCCGGCCCCGGCACCTACACCCGCACCGACGACGGCAACGCGCTGCGCCTGGTCGACGAGCACGAAGACCGCATCCGCTTCGTACCCCAGCGCAGTTGGCTCATCTGGGACGGACGCCGCTGGATCTGGGACGACACCGGCACCGTCTACGAGCTGGCCCGCGACATCGCCCGCGCCCTCCCCAACGGCGAAGGCGAAGCCCAGCACCGCTTGCGCTCCCTGTCGGCACGCGGGCTCGAAGCCATGGTCAAAGTCGCCCGCACCGACCCCCGCATCGTCGCGCCGCTCGCCACCCTCGACGCCAACCCGTGGGAACTCAACACCCCCGAAGGTGTCGTCGACCTGCGCACCGGCAAGCTGTCCGCGCCCGACCCCGCCGCGCTCCACACCCGCACCACCACCGTCGGCCCCGACTTCGAGAAGCCCGCCGAACGCTGGCAGGCCTTCCTGGGCGACACCTTCAACAGCGACCCCGCGCTCATCACCTACGTCCAGCGGCTGCTCGGCGTCTCCCTCATCGGCACCGTCCTCGAACAGATCCTCCCCTTCGCGTTCGGCGACGGCGCCAACGGCAAGTCCACGCTCGCCGACACCGTCATGCGCATCATCGGCATCGGAGAGACCGGCTACGCCATCTCCGCACCCTCCGAGATGCTCCTCGCCTCCTCGCAGAACTCTCACCCCACCGAGATCGCCCGCCTCGCCGGCGCCCGCATGGTCGTCGCCTCCGAACTCGACGACGGCCAGCGCTTCGCCGAGGCCAGGATCAAGCTGTTCACCGGCCGCGACATCATCACCGGCCGCTTCATGCGCCAGGACTTCTTCTCCTTCGCCCCCACCCACACCCTGTGGCTGCTGGGCAACCACAAGCCCGCCGTACGCACCGGCGGCCCCGCATTCTGGCGGCGCCTGCGCCTCGTCCCGTTCCTCCACACCGTGCCCGAGCACCTGCGCGACACCCACCTCGAAGAGCACCTGGTCGACCGCGAGGCCCCCTCGATCCTCGCCTGGCTCATCCGTGGCGCCGCCGACTACGCCCAACACGGCATCACCACACCCGAGTCGGTGCAGGCCGCCACGGAGGAATACCAGGGCGACCAGGACACCATCGCCCGGTTCATCGCCGACATGTGCACCCTCGGCGCCCCCGGCACCCAGACCATGCAGGTCCCCAGCGGCATCCTGCGCACCGCGTATGAGCGCTGGTGCCAGCAGGAAGGCGAAGAGCCGGTCTCCGCGAAGAAGTTCGCGGCCACCCTCCAAAAGCCCCCGCACAACGTCCAGTCGAGCCGCACGAACCGCTTCCGCTTCTTCGACGGGATCCGCCTCAACCAGACCGAGAACGAGGGCGACCCCGAGGGCGGGTGGTGAACGTGTCACGCCCCAGCGCACCCGTCACGCCCATCCGTCACCCCAATCACTCGGCGAACGCCCGCAAAGCGATCGCTGAGGGCGCCTGGCGCTCCATCAGTGACGCATTGGGCCTCATCGGTGACGCATTGAGTGACGCATTGGGCGCTGCAAAACCGCAGGTCGTGACGCTTGTGACGCTTGTGACGCTTTCCCGCCGGTTCCACCACCACGCGCCCGCGCATGCGCCTACGAGCCGCTCATACCGAACTACGCGTCACAAGCGTCACTCGCCACCCCAAGCGTCACAGCGCGGCGGTGCCTGATGGCCATCCGCAAAACCAAGCCCACCGCGGCCGACTACGCAGCCCTCACCGGCGACCACGCACAAGAGCGCCCCTGCCCCCGCTGCGGACAGCCCACCCTCTGCGCCCGCGCCGGCCGCGTCGCCGCCCTCGACGTACGCGCCGACCCAGACCCCATCACCCCGCTCGACGAAATCCACGCCCTCCTCACCGGCCTACTCACCTGGCACCTCGTACCCAGCGCCACCCCCGGCCTCGCACCCCGCATCACCTGGCGCGACCCCACCCACATCCGCGCAGGCCCCGCCCGATGGCCCGTACTCCGCGACCACACATGCCCACCCATACCCGTCCAGGAGACCCTGCTGTGACATCCCAGCCGCCCGCCGTCCTCGGCCTCGACCTAAGCCTCACCGCCACCGGTGTCGCCCTCACCGACGGCACCACCCACACCATCAAGACCAAGGCCAGCGACGGCGACCGCCGACTCGTCCAGATCGCCCACGCCATCAACGTCGCCTGCACCGGCGCCACCCTCGCCGTCCTCGAAGACCTCCCCAAGCACGCCATGGCCGCCGGAATCACCGGCATGGTCCACGGCATCGCCCGCGCCACCCTCCTCGAAGCCGGCATCCCCTACGCCCTCATCGCCCCCGCCACCCTCAAGGCCTACGCCACCGGCAAAGGCAACGGCGACAAGACCGGCATGGCCATGGCCGCCTACAAACGCGCCGAACTCGAATTCACCGACGACAACCAATGCGACGCCTGGTGGCTCCGCGCCGCCGGCCTCGACCACCTCGGCACCCCGCTCTTCCCCGTCCCCCAGGCACAACGGGACCGGCTCGACAAGGCCGCCTGGCCCGTCTTCGAAGGGGCGTCCAGCTGATGAACGCCACCCGCGCCCAGATCGTCGACCTCCTGCGCGAGGGCCTGTCCAACAACGCCATCTCCCAGCGCCTGCGGTGCGACAAACACCGCGTCGCCGGCATCCGGCGCGAACTCGGACTGCCCAACGTCAAGATGCAGCCGCTCTCCCTGGAAGAGAAGTGGGCCGCCAACACCCGAGAAGTCGAAGGCGGTCACCTCGAATGGACTGGCACTCGCCAGTCCACCAGCGGCACACCGGTCCTGAGCTACTGGCCGCACATGCACACCGCGGCCCGCATCGCGTTCCGCATCAAGCACGACCGCGAGCCCCAGGGCCACACCTTCGCCGAGTGCGGCTTCCAGCACTGCGTCGCCCCCGACCACGTCGACGACGAGGCCGGCCGCGCGCGCACCCGCGAGCAGCTCCGCTACCTCACCGGCGGCGCTGAGCGCCCCGAGCAGTGCGTGCACGGCCACGACCAGGCCGAGCACGGCCGATACGGGCCGAACGGCGTCGCGTACTGCGAGGCCTGCAAGCGCGACCGCAAGCACGCCGAGCGCCAGGCGGTGACCGCATGACCGCGCCCACCGCAGAACCGGTTCTCGCCCGGTCCGCGCCTAAGCTCCCGCGCCGCCAGCTCGCCGTGTTGCGTGAGATCGCGAACGGCGCGACCAACGCCGAGGCCGCACGCAGGCTCTTCATGAGCACGCATACGGTCGACATGTACCTGCACCGTGTTGGCCGGAAGCTCGGGACGACGGGGCGGGGGCGCGCGTACCTGGTCGCGGTAGCCCTGCGGCTGGAGCTGATCGGGCTGGAGGAGATCGCGCTCCCGCCGCTGCTGGAGGCCCGTACGGCGCCCCAGACGTCCCAGGCCCGTACGGCCCTCCCGGGCGCTCCTGGGGCCGCTGGGGGCCCGCGATGACGTGGCTGTGGATCACCCTCGCCATCGCGATCGGCGCACCCGTCGCCTTCGTCCTCGGCGTCGCACTCCTCGACGCCCGCGAGTACCGGCTCAAGCCGTGGCTCAACCGCCGGCGCCGCCCATGACCTGGCTCCCCGTCGCCCTGTTCGTCGCCCTCGTCTGCATCGTCACCGCCTGCCTCGTCTGCCCGCCCCAAGTCCCCAGGAGAACCCGGACCCATGACCGACCAGCCCACCGGCCCTGCCGACTGGACACCCGCCCACTACCGAGGCGATGGTCTCCAGCCCTTCGACGTGATCAACGCCTTCGGCCTCGACTTCTACGAAGGCAACGCCCTCAAGTACCTCCTGCGCTGGCGGAAGAAGAACGGCGTCGAGGACCTGTGCAAGGCCCGCACCTACCTCCAGGTGCTGATCGACCGGGCGACGGGCACTGAGGTCGTCCCGGACCCGGCGGAGGACATCGACGACTGGGGCGACGCACCGACGCCCGATGACGACTACCGGCGCCAGCTCGCCATCGCAGCCGAGCTGACGGCCCAGTTCCGCCGCGTCGCTGACGTCCTGGCCAACCAGCCCGGCCGCGACGCCTACGCCCTCGCCCCCACGCCCGCTGACGACCAGGCCGACGCGTCACCGACGGGCGACAACGGGCTACGCGAGCAGTACGCGGCGGCCATCCGGACCGAGCTGGTCGGTCTCCGCGACGACGTGCCCGCATCGCTCGACGTGGCCACGGCCGTGCTCGCCATCCGCGACCGCCGCATGGAGCAGCTGCTCGCCCGCATCGCCACGCTGGAGCACGTCGCACAAGGCAACAAGCGGCACGTCCAGATCATCACTCCCGAGCTGGATCAGGCACAGACCGCCATCGCCCGCGTACGCGCCATCAAGAAGTCGCCCAGCCGATCCTCGTCCAACCTCCTCGCCAACGCCCAAGACGATGGATGGGACCAGGCGCTCGATGCCGTTCACGCCGCCCTCCGCGACCCGCTGACGCCCGCTGACGGGGAGCAGGCCGCGCCCATCGACTGGGAGGCCATCGCCCGGCAGCGGGAACGCGAACTGCGCGAGATCGGCGAGGCACGCCACGCCGCCGAGGCCGCCCGGGACGGGGCGTACCGCGAACGCGCCCAACTCATCGCGTACCTCGCCGCGATCCACCCCTCCCACATCGGCCACACCGACCCCAACGCCCCCGACTGGGCCGTCGTCATCGTCGAAACCCCTGCCGGACAGATGAGCTGGCACGTCGCCGCGCGCGACATGGACCTCTTCGAGCACGTCGAACTCACCAGCCGCACCTCCCGAGCCTGGGACGGCCACAGCACCGAGATGAAGTACGAGCGCCTGCGCAAGCTCATCGCACGGATCATCAGGCCCACCCGTGCGTAGCGCCGTCCTCGCGGCCGCCGTCACCGCGCTCTTCGCCCTCACCGCCGTCCTGGCCACCGTGCTGCTCGCAGGCCTCGACGCCACCCGTACGTACGCCACACCCACACCCAGCCCGAACCAGGAGCCCAGGCCATGAGCACGCTCACCGTCGACCTGCGTGCTGCCATCTTCGAGGCCCTCGCCGAGGTCTTCGCCACGGCGGCCGACTCCAAGCCGCCCACCCGACGCCCGTCAGTGACGCCGCCGCCACGGCCGCCAGGGACCATCCGCCCGTTCGTCATCCGCGATGACGCTGGCCAAGTCGTGGATGAAGGCGCGGTCTGTGGTGACGAGTCCTGGCCCCGCGACATGGTCGAAGCGAACGCCACACGGGATCACCCCGGAGCACACGTCGAGTGGCTACCGACCTTCAAGCGTTGAGCATGACGTAGGGCGCGCCCACTGTCTGGCCGGACCGGGCGCGCCCCCAGGTGCGATCACCATAGCCCCGCGCACCACAGGAGCGACCCGTGACCACCACCCCCACCGCCGCCACCCACCTCACCACCGTCATCACCCGCTGGCCCGACCTGGTCGACGCCCTCACCACCCGCCAAAACCCCGGCTGGCCACCCGCCATGGGCATCACCAAGGTCCTCGACCGCGAAGACCAGGCCGAACGCGCCGCCCAGGAGCGCCTCGAACGGCGCGAGTACGGCGACCGCCTCGTCACCCTCGGCGCCTCACCCGCACCCATCGACATCAACATCGTCGACGTCATGCAGACCGTTGAAGCCGACCTCGTGTACCTCGCCGACGTCATCGCCGCCGAAGTCCAGCGCGCGCCCATCTCCCGCGCGCCCGCCCACTGGCTGCTCTGCGACCAGCTCCGCCGCAACAAACTCGCCCGCGAAGACCGAGACGACCCCCGCCGCTGGCGCTACCCCGGCTACCGCGACGCACCCACAGCCGCAACCTGGCTCCGTGACCGCCTCGCCGGAGCCCCCGGCCCATTCCTGCCCCTCGGCTCCATCCGCGCCGACCGCATCACCACCGTCGCCGCCCAAGCCGCCGAGCACATCGAGCGCGCACTCGCCCTCGCCCGACGCAGCGACCGCCTCGACCGGCCATGCCCCCACTGCCGCGGCGTCCTGGTGGTCGAGGGCGGGGACGGGCAGCCGCCGGCCGTGCGCTGCGAGAACTGCGGATGGAAGCGCACCGCCAAGGACACCGCCGCTGCGTGACGCCCGTCAGCACGCCCTCAGCGCGCACACTGGTGCCATGTCGCAGAACTACGAAGGTCCCGCCGTCGTCCTGGTGGACGGCGCCGAGTACTCGGTCCACGCTCGTCTGCACGCTAACGCTGAACGCGTCGGCAGCCAGAGCTTCGGTGGGTCCCAATCCCTCAAGGGCAATGAGTACTGGGGTGGCACCATCGAGGGCCTCAACGAAGGGGTCGCGTGGGCTATCGACGAGACGGGCGGTGCCCAGCTGCGCGCCGAGGACGAGCGCAAGGGTCAGTTCAGCATCCAGGGCGGTCACCTTGGCGGCGGACCGTTGACGATCAAGGGGAGCGGCCTGGCACCGTTCGGGGACTGAGCCCCCCGCTGGCGGGGCGTCGTCACATCATGCGCGGCGGCCAGAACTCCGGCCCGCCACCATGCCAGTCGACCAGCGCCTCGTCGTCCAGGTCGACGTCCTCCAGGCCGGCACGCCGCGCGAACTCGATCACGTCCTCGCGGCGGTACGCCACGCCGAGGATCTCCGCATCGACACGCACCCGCCGACCGCCCGTACGGGACGGCGGCTCGACGACCAGGCGCAACGGCTTCATACCCCCAGCCTGCCCCCGCCCGCGTAGGCGCGCACATCAGCGGCCCCCGCCCGGATCATCCCGGACGGGGGCCGCTGTGCGGTGGTGGCCGGCTACTCGGCGGCCGGCGGCGGCTTCTTCAGGTCCGTCCGCTGGCCCTGTCGCGACTTCCGCGTCTGGAAGTACGGGCGCGCGAGCCGGTAGTCCACGGCCTTCGCCCCGCCGATCTCGGTCACGGGCGGGAAGTCCGGGTCATCCCGGCTGATCTTCGACACGCGCTGGTGGGAGATCTGGGGGACAACGCCGTCCGCCACGAGCCTCCGCGCTAGCTCGCGGAACGACAGCATCTCTGGCCCTCCTTCTTCGTCGGCCACAAGCACCCATTCTCGCCTACCTCGTAGCCGAGTGGCAACGAAGTGGGCTACTCTCGATCCGTCAACGAAAGAACCCCCGGCCCGGCGCTGCGAACGCCATATGGGCCGGGGGTGGACCCACCCACAACCATCACGAAGGAGCAGGTCCGCCATGGAGCGTACCGACCAGCACACCCGCCAGCCCAGCCCCCGCGGGCACCTCGACGACGTGCCCGCCCTCCCGCCGCTCCCGCGCCCCGGCGACGAGGACGCGCACCGCGCGAGCGCCCTCGCCTGGCTCCGCCCCGGCCGCGACCACCAGCTCGCCGCCAGCCGATACCCGGACCGCCAGTCCGCGACCACCCGCGCCCACGGCAAGGCCTCGCGCCGCGCCGCCCTCGACCTCCTCGGACTCGGAGGCCCGCGATGAGCAAGCCCTGCAACTCCTGCGGCGGCGCCGGCGGCCGCACCACGACCACCACCGAGACCGTCGGCGGCCGCACCGTCACCCGCCAGCAGTGGAGCACCTGCGGCACCTGCCGAGGCAGCGGAACCCGCTGACCCCCGACCGGCCGGGCCCGGCAGTCCCCCTCACCGCCGCCGGGCCCGGTCCCACACCCAGAACTGGTGACCGTCCATGACGACCGTGATCTACACGTGCGACACCCGGCGCGACACCGCGCGACACCTCGCCGACCAGGGCAAGAGCCTGCGCGCCATCGCCGCCCAACTCGGCTGTAGCAAGGACACGGTGAGGCGCGAGCTGGCGCTTGTCGCACCCGGCGATGAGACAGACGCGACACAGGCCAGCATCGTCATCCCCGGCGCCCACCCGTGCGCAGTCGAAGCCGTCGAAGCCCTGCGCGACATCGACCCCGAGACACTGCGCGACAGCACGCGACAGCAGTGCGACGCCACCCGCGGATACCTCCTCGCCGCCGTACGCCTCGCCGCCGTCCTGCTGCCGGAGACGGGCCCGCTGGACGTCCTCGACCGGCTGTCGCTGCACCGTCTCGCCGACCGGCTGCACGCCATCGCGGACGCGGACTGAGCCGTGTTCCTCGCCCTCTTCGGAAGCGCCACAGCGGCCGGCCTGATCGGCCTCGCCGCCGTCGCACCCCGCGCCCTGCGCCCCGTCCTCGCGACCGGCGCCCTCGTCTTCACCGCGGCGCTCTACGTCGCCGTGCTCTTCACGATCTGAGGACCCCGTGACCCTCGACGAAATCCTTAACACCCCATACGTGACCCTCGGCTGCCCCACCCTCGGCACGATCATCCTGGCCCTCGTCCATCAGCGCTGGTGGAAGAAGTCCGGCGGCAAAAAGCACGACGACGGCGGGGGAGGCCGCAGCTTCCTGGCCGTGCTGCCGTTCTGGACGGCGTGGTGCTGGGGCATGGTCGCCATCCTCGCCTCACCCGGCGTCAGCATCCTCGGCCTCATGAGCCGCGCCACACTCTGGGGCGGTGACGGCATCGGCTACGCCTACCTCGTCTGGGGCATCGGCGGGAACTCCCCGACCGTCACCCGCGCCAACCCCATCGTCCTCACCGACGGCGGCTACGCCATGTTCGCGATCTGGACCGCCCTGGTCATCGGCAACCACCTGTGGGGCAAGCGCATGCCCCGCAAGCTGGCCATCGCCGGCGCCCTGTCCGGGGTGTTCATGGGCATGGCCGCAGGTATCGCCGGAGTCGCCGCTGTGCCGCTGGCCTCCGGCATCAACTTCTCCGGCTCCTGGTACACCGGGATCATGGGATGAGCGCCCTCAGCCGCATCGCGAGCGGCACCCGGATCATGCTGCGCAGCATCGGCCCTGCCCTGTGGACGGGGGAGTGGCGCGAGACCCTCGCCCGCTGGATCGTCACCCTCATCGTCGGCTCGGTGGCGGGCACCGCCTGCGCCCTGCACCCGTGGCTGCTGATCGCCGCCCTGGCCGTTTGGACGCTCGCCGCCCACGGCGTCGGCGAGGCCGACGAGGCTCCAGTCGAGCCCGACGGCGAACCCGCCGGCACCGACACCGAGCTGACCTATGACGACGTCGTCGAGCTGCTGTGGGAGCTGGTCGGCGACGGTCGCGGCGTCCTCCTCACCGCCCTGCGCGACGCACTCCACTGGGAGTCGACGCGGGAGGTCCGCGAACTGCTCGACGACATCGCCGTCCCCGTACGCGCGGGAGTGCGCACCGTCGCGGGCAACGGGCCAGGCGTCCACCTCAACGACTTCCCACCCCTCCCCTCCCCCGACGAGGGCGACCCCCCTGTTGCCGTTGTTGCCGCAGGTGACGACGCCAACGCCAACGCCAACAACGGCGTGGTGGTGGACACAAGCCAGGGGCCGACGATCATCTACGACCCGCACGAGATGGTCTTCCACCCGATCGAGCGATCTTCCAGGGCGCGACGGGCACACCTCCGGAAGGGGGTGAACGGACGATGACGCGACGCCTGATCGCCACCCTCGGGCTGGAGTTCTGCATCCGGTGCGGATGGTGGACTAAGCCCGGCTGCGGCCACTGACCTGCCACACTCGAACCGAGGCCCTGCCGCATCCCCCCGTCGGCAGGGCCTCACCCATGCGAGTCACGGAAACGTCACAACGCCCACAAGCCCCTCACATTCGAGACACCCTGGGCAACTCACCACCGACCGCCCAGGGGGGCCAACCATGTACCCGCAGCAGCCACCACCCCAACGCGTCGTCGTCAAACGCGGCGCGAACCACGGCCTGCACGTATTCCTCAGCATCATCACCTGCGGGCCTCTGGGCCATCACGGGCTGGCCCATCGCGGCCGCCATGGGCCGAAAGACCGTCACCACCGCGTACGTACCGCCAGCGCCGCCGCAGCAGTACCCGCCCGCCGGCTACCCGCCGCAGGGCTACCAGCAGCCCCCGCCCGGCGCGTACGGCCCGCCGCCGGGAGCAGCGCCGCCGTACGGACAGCAGGCCCCGCCGCAGCCCGGATACGGATACCCGCCGCAGCAGTAGTTGCGTTCCGGACGATCATCGGTCATCCTGGCCCCAAGTCCGGCGTGCCCGGACACAGATCACTTCACAGCAACGGCCCCCAGCCTCCCCGGCGGGGGCCGTTCGCGTTCCCCGGGGAGGTGACCGCGCGTGTCACACAGCAGAGACCTCCCGCCCACCGACTGGCCCGGCCTCGAAATGGCCGACATCGCCCGGCTGACCGACGACATCTACTTCGGCTGGCTCGCACACGAGGCCAACCCGATGTTCTGGCACCGGTGCGCCGCGCTCGCTGACGTGCCCGAAGAACGCACCGTGCACGGCCCCTGGGTCGCCGCCGGGACCAGGGTGCACACCCTCGTCTCCCGCGAACCGCTGCACCTCGAGCCGTCCCTCCTGTGGGCCTGTTGCGGCCTGCACGGCTGGGTCCGCGACGGAAAGTGGATCTCCGCCTGATTGGAGGTGACCGATGGCCCGCCGCCCCCCACGCCCCATCAGCGACGACGACCGCGCCGAAATCCGCTACCTCCACGCCCAGGGCAAGGGCCGCAACGAGATCGCGCGGATCATGCGACGCTCCGGGCGCACCATCAGCGAAGAAGCCGCCGAGATGGGCCTGTCCTTCGCCCGCGCCGCCGAAGTCCGCCAGGCCACCGAGATCCGCGCCGCCGACCTCGCCGAGCTGCGCACGAACCTCGCCTACGACCTCACGGTCGACGCCGTACGCCTGCGTGAGCAGCTGTGGGAGCCCTGCCGGATCTACAACTTCGGCGGCAAGGACAACACCCTCGCCTTCGAGGACGTCGACGAGCCGCCGCCGCTGGAGAAGAAGAACCTGATGACGACCGTCGGCGTCGCCATCGACCGCAGCGTCCGCCTCGTGCCGCTCGCCGATGACACCGGCGAGGACGCCGCCCGCTCCATGGTCGGCCAGCTCATCGCCGGCCTCACAGCTATCGCCCGCGAGCAGCAGCAGGAGGCCGGCGGAGACGAGGGGGCCGGTGATGCTCCGTGACCTCGCCCTCCCCCTGTCCCCGAAGCAGGTCCGCAGCATCGTCGAGGCGCAGCAGGCGCCCATCGGCTTGTGGTCCGGGGCCGTCTCCAGCGGCAAGACGATCGCCTCGCTCGTCGCGTTCCTGATCGCCCTGGTGGCCGCTCCAGATCACGGCCTGGTCGTCATCGTCGGCCGCACCTTGCAGACCATCGAGCGCAACATCATCGACCCGTTGCAGGCGAAGCACCTGTTCGGGCCGCTGGCGAAGCACGTCCACCACACCACCGGTTCGACGACGGCGCGGATCCTCGGCCGTACGGTCCACCTCGTCGGCGCCTCGGATGCCCGCGCGGAAGGCCGCATCCGAGGCGCGACCATCGCCCTGGCGTACGTCGACGAGGCGACGCTGCTCCCGCAAGGCTTCTGGATGATGCTGCTCTCGCGTCTGCGCGTGGGCGACCAGTCCCGGCTTCTCGCCACGACCAACCCTGACGGGCCGTTCCACTGGCTCCGCAAGGACTTCATCCTCAAGGGCGCGGACGTCGGCCTGGTCAACTGGCACTTCACCCTCGACGACAACCCCACGCTCAGCCCGGCCTACGTCGCCCGGCTCAAGAAGCAGTACGTGGGCCTGTGGTACCGGCGGTTCATCCTCGGCGAGTGGTGCCTCGCCCAGGGCGCCGTCTACGACATGTTCGACGAGACCCGCAACGTCGTCGACCTCCTGCCCTACATGCGGCGCTGGCTCGCCGTCGGCATCGACTACGGCACCGTCAACCCCTTCAGTGCCGTCCTCATGGGCCTCGGCGACGACGGGCACATGTACGCCGTCAGCGAGTACCGGTACGACAGCGCCGCCGCGTTCCGGCAGCAGACCGACGCCCAGTACTCCACCGACGTCCGGCAGTGGCTCGCGAACGTGCGCCGACCGGGCGAGATCGGCAACGGGCGCGGCGTCAGCCCGGAATGGATCTTCGTAGACCCCAGCGCCGCGTCCTTCATGACGCAGCTGTGGAGCGACCGCGTCCCCAACGTCACCCCCGCCATCAACGACGTACTCGACGGCATCCGCTCCGTGGGCGTCGCCCTCGGCTCCGGCCTGCTCCGCATCCACCGCTCCTGTGCTGGCCTCCTCGGCGAACTCCCCGGCTATGCCTGGGACGAAAAGGCGGCCGAGCGCGGCGAGGACAAGCCGCTCAAGGCCGACGACCACAGCGCGGATGCCCTCCGGTACGCCGTCCACTCCACCGCGCACGAGTGGCGCGGCCTGATCGAATGGGAGGCGACCGGTGCCGCTGCCTGAGAACAACGTCCCCTGGCCGCCCCAGCACCTCGCCAAGCAGCTCCGCGACATGCGCGTCGACGATGCCTGGTACTCCGGCCAGAAGACGCGGCTGCGCGAGGTCTACGCCCTCCAGGGCTACGACACCCCCGACGGAGGCCTCCGTGACGAGCGAGGCCGGGGTTGGCGCATCTGGGAACGCCCGCGGCCGGTCGGCCGGCGGGACAACCGGCTGCACGTGCCGCTAGCCGCCGACATCGCCGCCACCTCCGCCGACCTGCTGTACTCCGAGGCGCCCACCTTCACCGTGGAATCCCCGGAGACGCAGGCCCGCCTCGACGCCATCGTGGACGAAGGCGGCATCAACACGACACTGCTGGAGTCCGCCGAGATCGCGGCCGCGCTCGGCGGGGTGTGCCTGCGCGCCACCTGGAACGCCGACCTCGCCCAGCGCCCGCTCCTCACCGCCGCGCACGCCGACGGCATCATCCCCGTCTGGACCATGGGCGTCCTCACCTCCATCACCCTGTGGCGCGAGGTCGCCCGCAACGGCAACGAGGTGCTCCGCCACCTGGAGTGCCACGAGACCGGCGTCATCCTGCACGGCCTCTACGAGGGCACCCTCGACAACCTCGGCCAGCGCGTGCCGCTCACCGAGAGCCCGGAGACCGAGGGCATCGTCGGCAGCCTCGACCCGAACGGGCCCGGCGACTCGATCAACACGGGCATCAAGGACCTGACGGCCGTCTACATCCCCAACATCCGCCCCAACCGGAAGTACCGGGGCAGCATGCTCGGCCGCTCCGACTGGCAGTCCGACGGCGTACGCGACGCCTTCATGTCGCTCGACGAGACGTTCACCTCGTGGATGCGGGACATCCGCCTCGCCAAGGCCCGCATCATCGCGCCGCAGGGCTTCCTGACCAGCGAAGGCCCCGGCAAGGGCGCCACGTTCGACGACGACAAAGAGGTGTGGACGCCCATCAACGCCTCGCCGACGTCGGGCGAGGGCATCACCCTCAACCAGTTCGCCATCCGCGTCCAGGAGCACGAGCAGTCGTGGATGGCCTTCACCCGCCAGGCCGTCCAGTTCGCCGGCTACTCCGCGCAGTCCTTCGGGCTGAGCGGGGACGCTGCGGTCACGGCGACCGAGGTCGTGGCCCGCGAGCGCAAGAGCATGATCACGCGGAACAAGAAGGGCGCGTACCAGAAGCCCGAGGTGCCCAAGATCCTGCACGTGATGCTGCAACTCGACCGGGTCCTCGGCTTCAGCAGGGTGGCTCCGGAGCGGCCGAAGATGGATCTCGGAGACAGCGTCTCCGAAGACCCCAAGAGCGTCGCAGAGACCCTGTTCCTGCTGGAGCAGGCGAAGGCGGCCAGTACGGAGACGAAGGTGCGCCTCCTCAACCCGGAGTGGGACGACACCGCCGTCCGGGAGGAGACCGACCGGATCCTCAAGGAGACCGGGGCCCTGGTCAACGATCCCACACAGACGGGCGCTGAGGGGGTGCCGCATGCCGGTTTCCCCAGCAATGGCGGAGGACCTGGCGGCGGAGGTTCGTGACCTCTACGAGGCCGCAGAGTTCGCCCTCCTGGCACGCCTGGCGAAGGCGCTGGCAGAGGGCATCGATAGCCCCCGGTGGGCGGAGCTCAAGCTCCGGGCGGTGGGAGACCTGCGCAGCGCGGTCGAGACCATCTCGGCCGCGTTGCAGCAGGACGCCGACGGCGCTATCGCCCGCGCGCTCACGGAGGCGTACGGGCGGGGCCGGCAGGCGGCCGTCGCCGAGTTGGGCGGGCTGGACATCGGCCGGGAGCTGGCTGCGCGCCGCGCTCTGCCGGGCGCTCCGGCCGTAGACCGGCTCGCCGCCTCGATGGCACAGGACACCCGGCCCCTGTACCAGCGCATCACCCGCGCCGTCGTGGACGTCTACCAGCGCATCACCGCCCGCGCCTCCGGCACCGTCCTCCTCGGCGCGCAGACCCGCCGCCAGGCCGCACAGCAGGCCCTGGACCAGTTCGCCAACCGGGGCATCACCGGGTTCGTGGACCGGGCCGGGCGCTCGTGGGACATGGCCAGCTACGCCGAAATGGCCGCCCGGTCCGTCACCGCCCGCGCCGCCGTTGAAGGCCACATCGACGCGCTCGGCGAGATCGGCGTGGGCCTGGTCGTCGTCTCCGACGCGCCGCTGGAGTGCCCGCTGTGCGCCCCGTGGGAGGGCGAAATCCTGTCCCTGGCAGGCCCGTCCGGTCCGCACGTCGTACGCGAGCGGCACGCGATCCAGCGGCGCCAGACCGTCGCCGTTCACGTCGTCGGCTCGCTGATCGAGGCCCGCGCCGCCGGCCTCTTCCATCCCAACTGCCGGCACTCCCTCAGCGCCTACCTCCCAGGCGTCACGACGCGCCCGCAGGCCCCGCCGACGCCCGGCACGACGTACGAGGACACGCAGCGGCAGCGGGAGATCGAGCGCCACATCCGCCGCTGGAAGCGCCGCCAGGCCGCCGCCCTCGACGAGGCCGCACGCCGTACTGCCGGGGCGAAGGTCCGCGCCTGGCAGGCCGCCATGCGCGAGCACCTCGCCGAGCACGACGCGCTGCGCCGCAAGCCCGCGCGCGAGCAGATCGACCGCGCCCGCTGACCCACCCAAGGCCCGCCAGGAGCGGGCCCGATGCGCCCCTGGAGGGCACATGCACACCACCCCTTTCCGCCACCCGTACGCGACGCACGCGGCTGGCACGATCCTCGGCCGGCGCCGCAACGGATCCCCGATCTACGCCATCGCGGGTGGCAGCGGCGAGGGCGGCGCCGGATCCGGTGGCAACCCGCCCGCCGGTAACCCCCCGACCCCGCCGACGCCTCCCGTACCGCCGGCGCCTCCGGCCGACCCCTGGGCCAGCTTCCAGTGGGACGGCAAGGTCGAGTCCCTGCCCGACCCGATCGCGAAGGTCATCCGCGAGGCGCGGGCCGAGGCCGGCAAGGAGCGCACGACTGCGAAGGAGAACGCCGCCAAGGAGGCCCGCGAGCAGCTGCTCAAGGACCTCGGTCTCCTCAAGCCCGACGAGGCGCCGGACCCGGCCAAGCTCGCCGCCGAGATCGGCAACAAGGACACCCGCATCGGCGAGCTGGAGGCCAGCAGCCGTACGCAGGCGATCGAACTCGCCGCCTACAAGGCCGCGGGCAAGCACGAAGCCAACCCGGCCGCGCTGCTCGACTCGCGGTCGTTCCTGGAGTCCGTGGCCGGGCTGGACCCGACCGCCGAAGACTTCGGCACGAAGCTCGACGCCGCCATCAAGGCCGCCGTCGACGGTAATCAGCAGCTCCGCGCGGTGCCAGGCGTACCGAGGCGGGGCGGGGGCGAATTCGCCGGCGGGCCCGGCACCACAGGACGCCCCACCTCCCTCGGACAAGCCGTAGCCGCAGCGCTCAACGGCGGCTAACACCTAGGAGCACCCCATGCCCATCACGCTCGCCCAGGCGCAGGTCAACGCCGCGAACGACGTTGACTACGCCGTCATCGACAACCTCCGCCGTTCCAGCTGGCTCGTCGACCAGATGGTCTTCGACGACACCGTGACCCCCGGCACCAACGGCGGCAGCCTCACGTACGCCTACACGCGACTCACCTCCGCCGCTCCCGCAGGCTTCCGCGCGATCAACACCGAGTACACGCCCGGCCAGGCGGCGCGCCTTCAGTACAGCGTGAACCTCAAGCCGATGGGTGGCGCGTTCACCATCGACCGCGTCCTGAAGAACCTGGGCGCCTCCGCGACCAACGAGGTCGCGTTCCAGCTCCAGCAGCTCCAGGCGTCGATCCCGATCCGTCTCGCGCTGGAGCTGATCCTCGGCGACACCGCCGTCGACGCGAACGGTTTCGACGGCCTGAGCAAGATCCTCACCGGCACCAGCACCGAGAAGACCGCGGTCGTCGCGGACTGGACCGCCGCCACCGTCATCACCCAGGCGCTCGCTATGGCCCGCCTCGATGAGGTCGACGAGTGGCTGTCGAGCATCGTCCCGTCCCACACCGGTGGCGGCGACGCGGGCACCATCGGCGCGCTGCCGCCCGGCAAGAAGGCCATCCTCGGCAACACCAAGAGCATCACCCGCTTCAAGGCCCTGGCCCGGTGGGCGGCTATGTACAGCGAGGAGAAGGACGACCTCGGCCGGAGGATCTCGATGTACGGGGACTGGGTCCTTCAGGACCTCGGCGACCGCCTCGACGGCTCCGCACCGATCATCCCCGTCTCCAGCACCAGCACGGATCTGTACGCGATCACCTTCGGCTTGGACTCCGTGCACGCCGCGTCCGCCGCGGGCAACCCGCTCGTACAGACCTGGCTCCCGGACTTCTCCACCGCAGGCGCGGTCAAGACCGGCGAGATCGAGATGGGCCCGGCCGCCCTGGTCGTCAAGAACACCAAGGCCGCTGGCGTCCTTCGCGGCATCGACGTGGTCTGAGAGGACTGATCACCATGCGATACCGCATCAGCACGCCCCTGCTCGGTTTCACCGGGGTCTCTGCGGGCGTGAACTTCACCAACGGCGTGGCCGAGATCGAGGCGCCGGAGCTGCCGGAGCTGCCCGAAGGCCGCGACCCGGACCGCCAGGAGCGCCAGGAGCGCGACCGGATCGGGCAGGACGACGGCTTCCGCCAGCTCCGGTACTTCCGGACGCAGGGCTACGGCGTCGAGCCGCTCGACGAGCCGGAACCGGAGACCGCCCCCGCCCCCCGCGCCCGCAAGGCCACGACCCCGAAGGAGGGCTGACCAGTGAGCCAGCTCGGCGGCTACGTCCGCAACGTCCGCGACGCACTCGCACACCGCAACGCCGAGGACCCGTCCAGCCCGGACACGTTCTTTCGGCGGAACCTCCCCCGCACGGGCCTGTACGACTCGGCCGGCGACACCGGACAGGTCGCCCTCGCCACCGGCGTCATGACCTCGGTGCCGATCTACCTCCAGGCCGGGGACGTCATCACGAACCTGTCGTTCCGCTCCGGCGCGACAGCGGCCGGCACGCCGACCAACTGGTGGTTCGCGCTGTACGACACGCAGGCCACTCCGGCGCTGGTCGCGCAGACCGCCGACCAGACCACCACCGCGTGGGCTGCCAACACCACCATGACGAAGGCCCTGGCGGCCGCGTACACGGTGACCAAGACCGGCATCTACTGGGCCGCGATCATGGTCACCGCGACGACCCCGCCGACGCTGCTCGGCTCCGTCGCGGCCCCTGCGATCGTCACCGGCGAGCGCAACCTCAGCCAGTCGTCCGGCTCCGGCCTGACCACCACGGCGCCGTCCACGATCGCGACCCCGACGGCGAAGCAGTTCGCGCCGTACGTGGTCCTCACCTGAGAAGGGGACTGAACCATGCCACTGAGCAGCAGCCTGGGCGTGTCCCTGAGCAGCACCCTCAGCAACGCGCTCGACC